CCTCCCAAGGATGACTCAAATACAAGCCTCTCAGCGGCCCTTGGAGCAATTGTAAGGGGCATACCAGCTTCCATCACAGCCGCTTTATTTTTAAAAACATGCCTTCTCTTGCTAATTGTATTTGGAACAAATGATTTAGAATCTTTATATCCATATGTAAATCTAAATGAAAATCCATATTCATCAATGAGTTTTAAATCAAATAGTCTTGCGGTTGGGGTACCTATCTTTTTCCATTCATAAACATGATGTAATTGCTTTGGTTTTGATCTTGCCTGTGAGTCTATATATAGCCCAAAGTCTTTTTCTATTTGCTGGAATATAACCTTAGTAAATTTTCTTTGTACGTCTTTATCTGATATCATTTTTGCCATTACATTAGACTGATAGAATACCGCCGCTGATATTTGTGCTACCGTGCTATCTTTTAAAGATGTTGTTTTTGTACCAGTCATTAATCTTTCAAGTCCACTGGCTGCCTGTAATAGTAAAGTGCTAGAGTCCAATTTGCTGGTTCTCCGATCTCTTTAAAGAGCAGTTATACCCAACTACAGTTCCAAAAGGATCTGTTATTGGAGTTGTTCCGAGTACTTCAAATACTGTTGCTGTTTCTGTTGGATAGTCTAATTCTGTCCAAATTACATTATCTCGTCCATCACGTATATTTGTTACCTTCTCACGGATGGTAAGTTTTTCAAGTGTTCTAACTTGAATTATTTGATCGTTTACATACTTATTATTAAATAATTGTTTATCGCTTGTTCTAGTTGTGGCAGAGTTACTTATTACGCCTTTTGCATGGCAGGCTAGAGTTCTATTAAAATGCCACTCTTTTTTGATGGCCCCAGTGTTTTCGTCCTGTAAATCAAACTGTTTATATGTGTCTAATTTCATAGACAGAACGGAGTCTATGATGGCATTCATTTTATATTACAACCATTTGAGTTAAGACATATGCAGAAAGTATCTGGTCTACATACACGTTTCCAGTACCTCTAAATGAATCTGAGTTGTACTCAAAATTCCAGTCAAATGTTTGTATACTAGAAAGGTACTTATTTCGCCAATTCTTGTCCTTAGAGAAATAGTCTCTCATTAATTCAATACAAGCTAGTTCAACTTCATCTGGCACTTCTTCCCAGCCATATCTTCCTTGTACTCTATAAGCAACGCCACGAGAAAACACTCCGTTTATGTTGTCATGTATTGATGGAGATATCATTCCGTTTGCAACGTACACTGTATTATCCAGCATGTTTGCACGGTTTACTCTTATTCCAAATCCAGATTCTGATACCTGTATTGAATAAGATGTATTGTTTATGTTATTAATATTGTCTAATAAAAGTATATCTTTAGAATATAATTCATGTAGTTCTGCAAGCTTATATGGCAGTGGTAATAAATCTGATCCCGATCCGTATACTACTTGAACGTCATCATACAAATAAAATTGTTGGCCTGTATAATTTTCAATTACTTTTCTAGCCCATTTTTCTGCTTCAACTAATTCTGAGTATGTTTTATAATTTGGATCGGATGGGTCTGTTCCTACTCCTAGCGAATCCATAGCTTGTGCTATATCAGCGTATGGAACTTGAACATACACTTTGTGTTCTCTGGAAACAAAGTTTCCATATACAGAATATTTCCAAACTAATCTTAATTGTCTACGTCGATTTGTTAAAGTTAATGGAAGATAAACAGAGTATGTTCCAAGATTAACTTCAGATTTAGATGTTGAAACTGTTGCAAGAATTGTACCAGGATTAATAGATGGAGTTATTGATGGGTCTTCTGTTATGTCATAGACTTCAACGGTAGGGGTAGTATCAGCATCTGCTAATTCTCCCTGCCAAAATACCTTGTGGGTAATTGGCGAATTTGTATTTACAAGAATCTCCATTTATTAAAGGTTAAGCTTAGTTATAAAACTCCTGAACTTCTTTTGGAGTTGCTAAGCGGAAACCTTCCTCCTTATCAAAAATTGCCTGAGCATCTTTATCATTAATAGCAACAAATGGATGTTCACTTGTAAAAGTGTGCCCCATAATATCATATCGGAAATTTGCTCTGGTCATACGAACTAAAACTGTATCTTGTGGCTGATCCTTTTTTGGATCAAATTTAGGAAGAACTTCTTCAGAAATATCTTCTGCGTCTTCCTCTAACTTTTTAATGGTCTTTGAGTATACCGCCCAGGTCACGCCTTCTTCTGAGAGGGCAGCAATAATATCGTTTTTATTTTTTAAGCTTTCTACGTCAACTGCAAAATCCTCTGCAATTTTCTTAAGTTCTGCAACTTTCAATGTGTCAAATGACATTTGTATTTCTCCTTAGTCTAGGTATACATTATTATAGCATTGATAAATTTAAATGAAAAGCCCCCAAAAATTAATTTGGGGGCCTTTAATAGTTATTCCTAATTAATTAGGAAGCAACCTTAACGTTCTTTACAACTACCCATGCGTTAGCTTGTTCAATTTGAACACCAACACGAGTGTACATTGTGTACTCGATAGAGTCCTTACGTGGCCAGAAGAAGCGGTATACAGACACATCACGCTTAACACCAATAACTACGTTATTTGGGAATGTCAAGTGGATATCTCCGTGGTTTCCTGTTTCTCCTGAGTAATCTCCGTCTTGCGCCTCATTTAATAGAGGAACTTCAACGATTGGAATACCGAATGCATATGGAGCTACGTATCCTGCTGGACCTGAGACAGGTTGTACATCTCCACGGATAATGCTTGAAGCAATATCTTGTGGAATTGTCTGGTTTGTTCCGATGCTGTTAGCATATAGGAAGTCCTGAATTAGGTTTGATCCTGCTAGGAAGCGAAGATCTGCACGGCGTTGCTTGTACTTACGTGGAAGAGCCTTAAGAGCGCTGTTAAATACAGCACGGCTTACTGCAGCTCCACCTGCGTCTACAACGTGTCCGTTAGCCTTTGCAATCTTTACAACGCCATCGAATGACTTGTAAAGGTTGTCTGATGAAAGAGCTGTGTTTCCGTTAAGAACCACATCTTCAATATCGTTACCTGCTTGTGTTGCCATCATGCGGGCAATGTGATCTTCTAGATCTGGACCTTCAATATTGTCTTCTAGAGACTCTGTTGAAAGCTCCCAATCCAAACGAAGCTTCTTTGTTGAAAGAGAAATCTTTGAAAAAGTTACTGCTGAATTTGAAGATGTATCTTCTGCTTCAGAAGCAAGTTTCATAAGCTTCTCTCCGACTGACATACGGTCAATCTCGGTTGTATCAGCTCTCATGCGAACTGTACGGGCGACCTTACCAATTACGGTTGCGTCGAACATGTAATCAAGGAAACGAGCAGATTGCTCTGGATTTAGAAGTCCACCCTTGGAAGTTGATCCAATGTGAACGCCTGTTCCAGAAAGCGAACCAGCGAAATCGCCAGTATCTGTAGTTCCTGTTGCCATAGCTTTTGCTAATAGTTCATTACTCATTTGTTATTTTCACCTACCTTTTTTTAGTTAAAAATTTCTTGTACGGAACCGAGGAAAGAACCGTTCCATTTAGATTTCTTGATTGTTACTTCCTGTGACCCGCCAAGGTCAGAGGACTTCTTAATTGCAGTCTCACCCTCCACTGCATCAACACGCTTTTGAACGCCATTGATTGTGTTACGGATTTCTGCTACTGCTGCGCTAAGCACAGTGTGTTGTTCTGCCAATTCTGAAATTCTTCCATCGACGCTCTTGCTGAATGTCTCAACTGTTGATTTAATTTGATCAACTTGAGCAGCATTTGCTTCTGATGCTTTGTTCAGAGTTTCTGAGAAAAAGCCTTTTAGATCGCCTAGCATCTTTGCAAAATCAGGTTCATCAACCTCAACTTCTGATACGTCGGCTGCTTTTTCCAGAGTTTCGGCAGGAGCATCTTCAACTACTGCATCTACTGCAGGAGTATCTTCAGCTGGTGCTGTTTCTTCAACAGCAACTGTTGTTTCTTCTACGGCTGCATCTGCGACTACTGTCTCTTCTGCAACTACGTTTTCTGTATTTTCTGACACTTCATTACCTCCTTCTGCGTTTGCCTGTTTTGCAATTGTTTGTGTTTCAGGCAACGTTAATCTTGACTTCTTATGTGAATCAAGAATTTTAGTTATTTCTTTTCCTTTATTTACATCAGTAGTTTCTACCCAGCCAATAAGTTCAGCTGGCTTTCCAGTTACTGGTGAGTTATAGTTAGAGTCTTTTGACATAAAGACTTTATCTGACTCTTCGCAATAAAAAATGTTTTCTACTTCTGTCTCTGCTGCGATTCCTTTAAATACAAACTGACCATTCATTTTTTCAACAGAAAGAATGTTGCATAGCTCGTTTGCTGGTGAATCGACTATTGATAATTCCATAAGGGAATACTTTTTAATAAATCTTACTGATTGTCCTGTTGACTTATTTACTTCTACGTCTGACTCTTTAATTTTTCCGCCGATTGAAAAACCTGTTAGCGTTCCATCAAGAACTTTTTCCCAAGTATCCTGAGCACCTTTTGATACATATGCATCTACGTAGATGCCATTATAAAACTCGCCTGTAGCAGAGTCATAGAATGACTCTGGCTTAAAAGAGATCATCTTTCCTACAGCATTTGGCCCATGCATTTCACGTATATTTCCACGGAAGTTTTCAAATGCTTCCATGCTTGCCTCTGATGTTACGAGGTCCCCAGTTTGATCTAGGTTGTCTAATGTTGCAAAACCAGAAACTGTTCTCTTTTCACGATTAACTTTAGTGAAAGGAACTGATAATGTTATGTTGTCGCCGTTAGAGGACCACAATGATTTTTCTATGTTCATATGGTTTATTTTATCTACATGTAGATAAAAAGGCAAATAACTAGTTAACTAGAGTTAGTCGACTTGGCTTCCATCGCCTTTTGCATTTCTACCTTCTCCTGAAATGTCTGGCGAATTACTTTGTCTTTCTTGAGATCTGGCTCTAGTATTGCCAGCCTGAGATCTAATTTCTGCTTGGGCCTGTGGCTTTAATTCTACAACTTCATCCCCACCATCCATAGGAATTAATCCTTTTCTAATTCTTACTTCATTGGGGGTAATTACCTTCATGCGTAAATATCTTTCGTCAATTTTTGACTGGGTATCTTCGTCAGTTAGGGTCAATTCGTTGAATTTAAGAGCTAAAGCATCTGTTTTTTCAGCAAATATATTATTTATCTTTTTCTCTAAAATCATTTGCGCTGGTCTACAAACCTGCTCTTTAAAAGTTTTATCGGCGTCACGAGCAACTGCTAAATTGACTCCCTCTGGAGTTCCTATTTTATTAATAGGCACACGGTGTGCTAAAAGGATTTCATCTCTATTTGCTTTTCTATAAACATTGAATGATGATTCCTGGGCGCCTGCTTCTATGGGCTCCATTTTAAATTCGACCTTAGAATCTGGTGTGTCGGACGGTAATGGTATATATAAGGATCTGTGGTTTTTGCCTCTTAATCCTACCTGGAAAAACTCCAGTAATTTTCTTTCTGAGTCTGGAGAAAGCTTTGCTCCCTTTACCGTAATGATGTATCTTGGAACCGCTTTATTTTCAAAATAATCAAGGTTATATTTGCCAGCAAATTCATTTCCTACTAGGGCATTTAATGCCGCAATAATATCTGGAATTCCGTAATAGTTATTCATTGGTGTATATTTCTTTAAATGAATAATTTCGTTAGGGCGATCAAGTCCTCCTGCAATTGGATTCTCTGTCTCTGTGTCACCGAAGTTGCGGAAGTATACAGCCTTGCCATAAAGCAATTGAATAAATCCGTCACGAAGTCTACGCACTCTCATAGTCTTTGCTGGGATGTGTCCGATATATCCAATGTTTCCAGAAGTTGTTCTACCAATTTCTAAATACCCATTACCTGTTGCTTCAAGGTCTGTGTAAGCTTTTATTAAAGTTTGTGTAAATGTATCTTCATCATTTGTTTCATCAAGCCATGATTGCAAATCTTGACGTAGCTTATTAAGCTTTCTGCGGGCTCTCTCTAACTGCTTATCGTCAGTAATAGAATCAAATGCATCATTAGTTTTTTTAGTTTCTACAAAATCATATCCTAGGCCAACAATGTTTGAAACTTTTGCATTAATTGCAGAGTAGTTATATGTTGATACTTCATAAACCTGTGAAAGATACTCTAGGTTATATGGTGGCTCGATTAAGTCGAACATAGCATAACCAGTTACGGCTTGTGCTAATAAATTTTGTTGTGTTCCTGTTTCTTCTTGCCCAGTAAATGCTTTTGATAACTCTCTTCCCATTTTGCGTCTAAACGCTGGACTGAGCCCTCTTACCTTTTTTAATTCTTCTTCTTGAATTTTAAATGGATCATTTGTCTTAACATCCATAACAGTGTTAAATTTCATCCAATCAGCAACATTAGAAACTTCAATGCTCTGGGTTGTTTCGTCTTCTATAAATTCCATTTTTATCTCCCTGTATTACGAAAATTAGGATCAGACTGCAATGCTCTCATTTCGTCCTTATAGTTTCCAATATCAAAAGGGTCTGGAACAAGTCCTTGGTCCAATCTTTGTTTTTGGAACTCATATGTTTCGTCGTCAATCTTTCTACGACCCGCTAAAAATTTAGGTTGGCCTCTATCAATGCCATAAGAAGAAACAGCTTTTCTCAACTGTTCAATCTTTTCTTTATTTCCTTTTTTTGATGTAATCGAAAGGAAGTGTCCATCATCATCTCCTACCCATTTCCCATCAATTTCCCACACGTAAATGCCTAGGGTCGTTTCTTCAACTAAACTTTGTCTAGCATTTTTAATTTCCATAAATATTATTTTACCATTCTTTAATGTTTAAGTCCAGCTTTTGTCAGGGCAATGTGACAGATTATACGTTTTGCTGCACAATCCAGTCATTATTATAAGGCGTAACTGAATTTTCTGTCAATTGAATAGACCAAGTATTTGAATCTAAAACCTCTTGAATGCTTTTGTACCTATATAGGTCGTACTGAGAAAGGGCTTTTGTTGAATCAAAGTTTGAAGGGTATAGAGCAATATTTTGATAAAGTGCTTCTACTGATCCAAATTGAGAGTAATTAAATCTAATATCCCCTGATATATTGTTTGAGAAGACTATTAATACGTGGTGCATCTGGCCTATTTCAAAAACGCTAGATATACTGGTCTCGGATGTCTTATTAATTCCATTAACATATATTGCTGATATGTTGGTTTTGCTAATAACTCCCGTGCTCCTCCATGAATAATTGGATGCCGCATATCCATTTGTTAATACTGAGCTTAATAATGAACTGTCAGTTAGTGCCACAGGGGTATAGAAAAATTGAGCAGTACCTACCCCAGAAGTAGTCCCTATTTTAAATCCAGAACCTTGCAATGCTTTTATACCATTTCTTGAATCTCTTGATAAGATTGGATATCTTTGATTACCTAAAGATACATCAAATTTTGTTGGTCCCGATAGTCCCTCTAGTGTTGAAAAATAGTTTCCGCCATTTGTAGAATACATTACTTGATTATTATAAAATTTAATAATCATTCCATAAAGTTTTGGAAGATACTTTGCGGAGTCTGTTGACGCCAAGGTTATTTCTATGTGTAAATTATATGATGAGTCTATTGATCCAATGCTATACTGAGGTATCGGGCCGCCATTTACGCAGGCTTGATAGGTTACTCCATCTACAGATGTTCTTACAGAAATTCCATTATCGCCGTCCCATTCAATTTTTGAAGAATCAATTGTAAGACCTAATGGTATTGTTATAAAATCATTTATAATAACAGATTTTGCGCCAGTAGATTTTTTTATAGAAATTGAATTTTCTTGGGAATCATAATAAAGATCGTCTGTTAAAAAACTAGCCCAAGGTGAATTGGCTGGGTATGCATATTTATAGGCAGTAGATATGTCGTTATCGTAAAATTCAAAAACCTCACCACTGTCTGGGTCGGCAATCTGGATTGCTGGTAGGGTCTGTCCATCTAAATAATGTATTTGAATTCTGCTAATATCTAATGCATATCTATAGGCTGCTGGTGCATTAATTAAAAAATAGTTACTTGAATTTGGGGTTGGGCCAAATGATGGGTTAAAAGAAGTGTTTGTAAATTTAAACGAGGACAGTATCTTATTTGATCTTAGTATCCCGTCTACGTATAAAGATATATCTCCGCCAGTGTATGTGGCTACAACATGCATTGTTTTTTTAAGGTATGGAATAGTCCAGGATATTTCTTCTGACTCTATCCTAAATACTAGGTTTCCTTTGTCATAGAATAGCCCTATATCGTTTAGTGTATCTCCAAATAAAGTTACCTCAGACGTAGTTGAAAGATTAGGGTAAATCCATGCTTCTAAGGTAAAGTCATTATCAGATGTATATTTGTCTGCTAACCCGCCTGTTTCCGTTGATCCGTTATAATCTTTTTCTACTGACCCTGTAATGTAGTTATCATTATCTATTTTTATTGCATAATCTTGCCCTGCTAAAAGAGGAAGAAGGTTTGTTTGCATTGAGCCAAAGTATTCTCCATCATTTTGGCATCCAGAAATATCATAAATTGTATTTGCAACTACTGATTGATAGTTTGGATAAGCTGCAAGAAATGCTGTATAGCTACCAAACTCCGAAATAAGTTCAGTATATGATTCAAGGGTGTTTGCTGCAGCAGTAACATTTTGATAAAACATTATTGGGTAATCTGAAAGCACTGTGTACTTATATGACATTATCCACCTACCTGTGATTTAGTATATCTAACAATAACTATACCAGAGCCGCCACTTCCTGAGAAAAAAGAACTTTGTTGGCTATAGGCAAGGGATTGTCCGCCACCGCCACCGCCACCGCCAGTATTTGGATACCCATCTCCAAACATTTGTCTTCCAGATCCATCGGAAACATACATTGCATTTGAGTCCCCATTATCTAATGCCCATCCACCTGGACCGCCACCACCTGGGCCTCCTGGAGCTGAATAGTTTACTCTATAACTTCCACCACCACCACCACCTGAAAAACGACTATCTCTTCCAGTTGATGTTGCAGAAGTCCACGTAGTGTAAAGTCCACCTATGCCACCTTGTCCTCCATACTGCCCACTTCCAGCAGAACCACTTGAACCAGCGCCTGGCCCGCCTGCAGTTCCAAATCCAAATCCTTGGTATGTTCCCGCTGCTCCACCTAATGAAGACTGTGCGTTAAAAGAAGATGTATTCCCTACACCTCCCCAGCTAGATCCACCCGCTCCTATTGATGCAGTATAGTTATTTGGTGAAAGTGTTGCAGATGCTACAGTTATTGCTCCTCCGCCGCCGCCGCCTCCTCCTCCAGCTCCTCCGCCGCCTGCTGAAACAATTAAATATTCGCATGCCAAACTAGCATTTGAAACTACTAAAGAATCAGTAGACGTAAATGTTCTATAATAATATGTTGAGTCGGAAGAAAGCGTTCCACCTGTAACAATTAAAGGTAACGCTGTATTTGCTCCAATAGCAATAGCAGCGTACGTCATTAGGTAAGACCTGTTCCAGCTATTACGTATGTATTTGATCCTACACAAATAGCTGTTGCTATTCCATACTGGGCTATAGTTCTATTGCCAGTTGTTGCAGTTCCAGCCCATCTTAAAGTAACGCTAGAGCCTTGTGTAATTGTTTGACTTGATGTTGAATTGTTATATATAACAACATTTTGTCCAACAGTAAATCCTGTTGTAGTTGCAAATGTTACTCCGCCTGTAGTTATATCAATATATTTACCATCGTCTGAGGATACAACTGTATATGAAGTAGTTTGAGAATTTTGTGGTAGAGTTGCTGGTCCGTTAGGTCCTGATGGTCCCGATGGTCCCGATGGTCCTGTTGGACCTAATGGTCCGCTTGGTCCTGATGGTCCCGATGGACCTACTACCGTACTGTTTGCTCCGCTTGGTCCTGACGGTCCCGATGGTCCTGTTGGTCCTGTTGCTCCTGCTGCTTGTCTAACTAAATCCCATGCAGAGCCTGTCCATATCCATGTGCTTCCGCTTGCTGTGTAGGTTTGATTTACTGTTGGGGAAGATGGAAAAATAAGAGCCATATTAAATTCCTACCAATGCTAATGCTTCTTGCTCGGTTAGTCCTAAAGATACTAATTTATTTAGTGCAGATTGCTTTAGTTCAACAACTTCTGTATTTTCTGTAACCTGTGCTTCTGCTATTTTTGCAGCAGCTTCAGGAGAAGGTTCTGACTGTCTCTGATCTCTACTAGCTTTTTCTTCTGGGGTGTACTCTCTTTCAATAACTTCTCCAGTTATAATATTAATTTCAGTTACGTCTATCATAGAGTGCTCCCTAATACTGAAAAATATGTGTACTGTGTAAATCCACTAAAAGTTTTTCCAAATTCTCCAGTGCTTCCATATAGTAATTCAAATGTTATTGAACTAATTGGGCTAGTGCTATCCCATAATCCAGTTACAAATTTCATTTTTGGCCCAGCAATTGTAGTAAGCCCACCTCTTCCTTGTGCCATCATGGTATAAGATTTTGCCCCAACAGTAGATAGATTATCATGAATTTCCATATGAAGTCCGCTTGGTCCTGAAGGCACTATAAACAATCCAGGATCGCCATATCCAGAGTTATACGCAGAAGCTTCATATCCACTTAAATCAGTTCCACCGCTTCCTGATCCTGTATAAAAATTTGAAGAGGGCATATATCCAATAAATTGTAATTGGCTATAGTTAAATTTTTGAGCTTCAGTACCGCCACCATTTACTTTTGCTACTAAATAATGATTGATATCATCTGATGGGGCGGCCAAGGTTCCTCCACCTGTTGAGTTCCTATAAACAATTATTTTTATTCTATTATATACTTGTAGTCCAGTTAACGTAACGGTTGTACCAGAACTTACTGCTAAGTTGTTTGTTAATACAGTCCATCCTGTTGGAGTGTAGCCATTTGGGCCTGACGGACCTGATGGTCCTGCTGGGCCTGACGGTCCTGATGGTCCTGTAGGACCGACTACTGTGCTGTTTGCTCCGCTTGGTCCTGCTGGGCCTGACGGTCCCGATGGTCCTGCTGGGCCTGATGGTCCTGATGGGCCTGTGGCACCAGTAGGACCTGTTGCGCCAGCTAATGAAGCTCCAATTTCAACCCATACTGAACCAAAATAAACATATTCTTTTCCAGTGTTTGAATCAAACCAGCCTTGTCCTTGAATTGGTGATACTGGCGGAGTTGTTGAAGTAATTGTAAATGCTGTCTGCGGTCCAGTTGCCCCAGTTGCCCCAGTAGGGCCTGTAGGGCCTGTGGCGCCTGTAGGGCCTGTGGCACCAGTAGGACCTGACGGTCCCGATGGTCCAGTAGATCCTTGTGGCCCCTGAATAGGACCAACATTTGTCCAAGCTGAGCCTGTCCAAACATAAAGATCTCCAGCAATCGTATATGCGTCTCCGAGTGTTCCAGTTGGATGCGCTGTCTGCAATGCTGTTAAATTTGCGTAATTGCCAAGAATGCTAACGCCAGTTCCAGGTGTTCCACTTGCACCTGTGGCACCTGTAGGTCCAGTAGCTCCTGTGGGTCCAGTTGGGCCTGTGGCGCCTGCTGGGCCAGCAACTGTGCTGTTTGCTCCGCTTGGTCCTGACGGTCCGCTTGGTCCTGACGGTCCGCTTGGTCCTGAAGGTCCGCTTGGTCCTGACGGTCCTGATGGGCCAGTTGGGCCTGGATGTGCCGTTAAATAATCGTCTACGTCTTTTGCTAAATAAGATAGGTCTCTTGGTACGTCTGGGTTATCAGAGTACTGAGGATATCTGAAGCTTTTACTGTTAGGAGTCGTAGCCATTTTAAAATTATACCATTCTTAGGTTTATAACCTAGGACCTTTCATACCAGCCTTTGTCCCATAAAGTAAGTAATCTGTTAAAGTATTTGTCATACTTTTTAGATACTGCGTCATGAGAATAATTATTTATTGCTCTTTGGTGAATATAATTTGCATCTAAATTTTTTACATCTTCTACTGCTTTACAAAAATCATCAAATGTTCTGCATCGGTATCCCGTCATTCCATGTTCATTTGTTTCTACAAAAGCGCCCCAATCTGTGGTAATTGTTGGTGTGCCACAAAAATGTGCTTCTGGAACTATGTTGCCGAATGGCTCAATATAAATTGTTGGTGCAAATAAAGCAATTGCTCCGCCCATTAATTTTGCTCTTTCTTCTGGTCCGACTACACCTACGTATTCTCCATATTCTGGAGGATCCCCAGGTCCTGCAATAATTAATCTTTTACCTAATGCTTTACAAACTTCTGATGCTATCCTATAACCTTTTCTATCAATCAGTCTTCCTACATATAAATAATAATCTTCTTTTTCAGTTTGTAATGGAAATTCATTTGGATCAAAATATCCTGGAATTACTTCATCAAAAAATAATCCATCTACGGATGTTGGATCCTTGTATCCAGCATAATTGGAGTGCATCCAGCTGTATGATTCCCATACACGATACTTTGCAAATGTTGCTCCATAGCCTATTCCAAACTCTACTGATATATGGTCTGGGAAAGCGTCTGCTATTGGTTTATGAGATGTGCCACCGACAAAACATAAAAAATCTTTTTTGCTAATTCGTTTGCTAATCTCTTCTATTACAGTAGAATTAAATTTTTTCCAATGTGGCAATTCAATATCAAATGATGCCGCTGTATAGTGGGTATCTCCTAAAGAGTCCAGTCTTTCTTGCTCTGTAATACAGGTAATTAATTCATCACAAGGTGTGTTATTTTTTTCCCCAGCATATAGATATACTGTATGCCCTAAAGATTTCATCATCTTTGAAAATCCTATAACTTTGGCTGTAAAGGCACAACTTGTAAATTCATTATTAGTTTGTGTATGTGGAAGACTAACTATATGGAATATCATATTTTCCGTTCTATATTAATTACTTATTCTTCTGGTACGGTTTCAATCCAAGAAATTGTATCTTCGTCCCACACAAAAATTTTGCCTTCTTCTACTGGTGCCTCAAATGGAGGTACCCAATTACAAGACTCTTCGTCTAAGATCCATGATTCAAATTTTTTAGGTGGGATAAATGCATCACGAGATTCATCGTAGGAATACCCTACTCCTGCATAATTTTTTCTAAATGGGGTGCCACCTAAAAGGTGATTTCCATTATGTGTATTATATGAAGTTTTTTTCCAAGTTCCGCCAAGACCCAAGTCTTCGGAAAGAAATTTTTCTCCAATATTTTCTTTATCTTCTGATACTACAAGGACACGAATAACAATGTTATTTTCATCAATTTCTGCAAAGTGTGCCATTTGTATTTTCCTTTATATAATTAAATAAAGTAAAGGTATGAGTAAAAATATTTACCCATACCTTTAACATTTATTTACTCTGCAGCAGACTCTGCTGGAAGTTTTGCGAGCTCGGATTGATGTACTGTAATTGCAGAATCAAGAATTGCAAGGGCATCATTTGCTGCCTTTGTTCCTTCTTCATTATCTGCAGCTTCTGCTACCTGCTTATTAATTTCATGCTGGTAAGCTTCTGCAGCAAACTGTGTTAGTCGCTGTGACAGAATTGATCGCTTCTGCTCATCGGTTAATAGACCTGAATAGTCAATTGCCATTTTTTTCTCCTTCATGCATTTTACGTAAAACCATGATTTTTATCATGGAATATCATTAGTATACCAAATATATCTATATTGGGCAATAGGCTTAAGCCATAGACTGAAGCACTGCAAGAATAGCCTTAGCCTTGCTCATTTCTACAGTTTCAGAACGAATTGCCGCATAGCATTGATCTGCATACCATAGGTTTGACAATAGCTCTACATCTGCCATATCAGCAACTGATGCAATTGCTGCATGCTTATCAGCTGAATTACGATAATCAAGTAGACGTGTTGGCCACTCTGTAGGCAGTGTTGCAATAATTGCTGTGTACATGGCAATGTTTGCTTCGTACTGTGCCACCTCAGCTTGTCTTGCCTGTAGTGGTGTCATTGGTGTATCTGTCATTTTATTTCTCCTTTTCTATTTTTTTAATTAAAATTAATTCCGCCGCTAAATGAACCAACTGCAAGCAACCCTACAGGATTACTATACTTTGATCCAAATCCCGTAGCTTCTGAAAAAGCATAGGCGTAAACATATGGGGAAGATGTTGAAAGAACTGCTGCTGCCTGTGCATCATAGCTAAATGCTGAAGCATTATAATATGGAACACTGCCTACTGGTAACGTTGCGGGATTGCTAAATTTTGAACCATATCCTCCTGCAACTGTAAATGTATAGGCATTTATAAATGGGGTGCTATCCGCCGACATTAATACTGTATTGCCTGTCGAAGAAAAATCTAAAGAGTATGCATATGGATTTCCTGATGGTTGTGCATATTTTGTTCCAAAACCATTTGTTTTTGACCATGCGTATGTGTAAGCACCAGAGAGGCCGCCTGTTGATACTGCGTCACCTGACGGGTGGACTGTTGCAAGATATCCTCCATATGTTGGAAGTGTTACTGGGTTTGCATACTTTGTTCCGTACGCTTGTTGACTCATTGAAAATTGATAAGCATGTAAAAATGGAGTTGAATTTGAAGCAACAAGTAATGTTTCATTAAAAAATTTAATTCCTTTTCCATTGCTTCCAATTGTTGTTGCTGGATCTGAAAATTTAGGTCCATAGCCAGAAGATACACTAAACGGATATCCTGAAATATATGGTGATGTGTCATGTGCTATAAAAATAAGAGAATCATCAAGTTGCAAATCAATAGAATTACCACTGCCAGCTGGAATTGTTGTTGGGCTTGAAAATGCGGTTCCAAATCCTGTTGAATCATTAAATCTATATGTTCTAAAATAAGGTGAAAAGGACCATCCTACGGACAGATATCCTTTGGCTCTACTCCATGAAGAGTCTCTTGCATAATAATCTATCATTACCGCTGGATTTGCATATTTGCCATTAAAACCAGTAGTGCTTCCATTAAACCAATTTTGCACCTGCATATATGGGCTGGCATCAACTGGTAAAAATACAGCACTAGAATTAGTTGTAGGGACATACGGCGCAAGACCAGATAGCATGTTTACATATCTAGTTAAAGACGATAGGCCGCCTATAGTTTTAAGTCTTTTTATAAACATTATGCTATTTCAACTCCTGAAATATGAATATTAACAGATGTTGCTGAGGCTCCGCCTGCAATAATTTTTGTTGCTCCTAGCACCTGCTTCATATCAATTACAACTGAGTCTGTTGCTGATATAGCTACTGTTGTAGCAATACTTACTCCATCAAGTGATAAAGAATAAGTTTGAAGAGAACCAGAAGTATTTGTAATTACAATATTTGTAATTACTGCCGTTGTTGCGGCAGGAACTGTGTAAAGAGTAGTAGCGGTGTTAGTTGTTGCTGCACCTCTATATAGTGCTTTAACTGTTGTTGCCATTATTTAACCCTCCTATCTTTATAGTATAGCATATTAGAATGCTCCCATAATATTCATTAATTCTATATCTTTTCCGTTTAATTCTAATGATCCAGATACTGTAATTTCTGCAAGTACGGCACCACTTGAATTTTGCCATTGTTGAAGATCTGCAGTTTGAAGATTTGCAGCTCTGACTGTTAACTTCACCTCTGAAGGTTCTGTGTAGTATCCCCCAGCGGTTACGTTGTACCCCATTAAATATTTAAATGTTGGATTACCGTTTGTATCAAATTGACTATATGCGCCACCCCAGGCACCAAATGTTCCATTACCTCTTACAGAGCCATCTGCTCCAATTTTTAAAACAGAAGCTCCACTATTATCCTGCCATTGTTGAAGATCTGCGGTTTGAGATGCAACGCCACGAATGGCTAACCCTAGTTGAGTTGTTCCTCCAGGTCTAATAAATACTACCTCTGCTCCTCCACCAATTCCTGTGAAGTTTGCCGCTGAGGCGCCGTTTGCATAAGCGTTTACTTGAAGTGTTGCATAATTTTCAGTTGTAGATTTAATCCAAAGTCTACCATTAGGAGTTACACTTG